ATCCGCCAGGAACTGGTCGAGACCTTGCGGCAAGTGCCGATGTCCAGGACTACCTTCGGGTCGCTCTCGTGGTAGAGCACCACCAGGTCCACCCCAACCTTGTCCGGCTGGCGGCGGCGGTCGATCTTGAAACCGTAAATCACGTTCTGAGGGGCATTCCGCCGGAGATGATCCCCGTACAGGCGCACCTTGAGTTCAATTTTGGTCCGCAGTTCAGAGAGCATTACAAAGCCCTCGCTCCATTCCAGCGCCCCGGCCTGGACCGGGAGGAGGATAATCTCATTGCTCTCAATCCGCTTCACCGGCGGCGTGTGGACCAGCCCGGCGAAGCAGGAAAGTATGAACCGGTTCATAATCCGGGCGTCAGTCGGGGCCGGGAGGAGCGCTACCGGGGGCTGCCAGCCCGTGACCGGGGGCAGGAGCAGGGGGCCAGCTTCCGGCGCGTCATCCAGGTCACAGGTCAGGCAGGACCCGGACTCGTCGTAGCGGTCCAGCCATTGCTGAGCGTCGGTGGCTTCCTGATCTTGCACCAGCGGGTGGCTCTTGCGGGCATACCAGGCCATCACCTGCTGCATCTGGTTGCGCAGCACCCGCCCCTGCTGGTCCCGGTGCTGCTGCTGGAGGTCCAGCCGCCCGCTGTAGCTGTTGCCGTCCTGGAAGGTGACCTTGAAGTCGGTCTTGTCGTATGCGCCGTTGTCGGGGGCAAATAGGGCCGCGTGGAAGATGAGCGCTTCGGCCTCTTCCAGCGTTAATTCCGTGTTGAGCTTCTCGTCAGGGAGATGGTCGCTCTCGCTCCACCCAAAGACCACCTGCGCGATGGCGACCGGAGCCGCATGCTTACTGGCGATGTGTTCCCGCAGTGCGGAGACGAAGAGGTTCAGCGCGGCGAGTGTGGGGAAAGACCCGACCTTGCCGGTGTGGAGCGCCTTGAGATAATAGCGGCCTGCCTCTTCCCAGGTTTCATAGGAGAGATGGGCGATAGAGAAGCTTTGTACGCGGGGAGAGTTGTGATATACTGAGGTTGCCATTGGAAGTTCCTTTTCCGTGGACATGTCCTGGGAGTGTGTCACCACTCGCCGGGACGTTTTTTATCGTTAGAATGATCTTACTCTATTTTCCTTGTTCTGTCAAGGAAAACTTTCTATCTTATCTGGGGCCTCGCTTCTTTCTCCAGTCGCTGGCAATAAAGTCCAGGAAGGCATCCCGGTCGATCATCCATACCGGGCCGAACTTCTCCGCTTTGATGCGACCATCTTTAATAAGGTCGCGTATCCACTGAGGGTGGATGCCAGAGAGTTCGCTTGCCTCTTTCACGGTGACGTATTCATCCGGCATGCACTCCATTGTAACATCCCTCGGCGGCGCGTGTGGAATTCCCATGCTTGACCCCTTTCTGCATCTTCTCCTATACTTTCTATAATCGATGGCTAATTATTTTCCCAGGGAGAATCTCATGAAAGCACGTCTCTATCTGGTCCTGGTCGTTCTTTTTCTTGCCGCTGTCGCCTGTGTGTGCGGCGATACGGGAACTTCCGCCGTTCCTTCAGTATCAGGGGATGGAGGCGCTGCCCCGCCAGCTGCCACCAGTGTTCCAGCGATAGGGACCTCCCGTGACAACCCCGCCCCGGTTGGCGAGACGGTCAGCGTCCCTAACTTCGCCATCCTGGTGACCGCCATCACGCGCCCGGCGGATGATATTGTCGCTACCGGCAATATGTTCAACACAGAGCCGGAGCCGGGCCAGGAATATATCATGGTTGAACTCTCTGCCACCTGCCTGGTCGAAGAGTGCAGCTTCTCCACCTTCAACTTCAATGTCATCGACAGTTCAGGACTGGTCCACGATGCCCAGAGCTTCGTTTCCGGTGTGACCGGGATGCTGGACTCCGGGGACATGCTTTCAGGCGGCACACGTTCCGGGTCTGTCTTCTTCCTGGTTCCCCAGGGGGATGACGGCCTGGTATTGCGCTGGGATCCCTTCGTGGGAGATGAGATTTTCTTCTCCATGCAATAACCGGCAGATTATGAACCGGTTCATATTCAGTTGTTAAGGTGCAGACGGCCCGTGCGGGCCATCACTCTTACTCCCAGTGATCGAGCATGGTGCTGGCTACGTTCAGGACCATCGTCTCGGCTTCCGGACCGGCAGCCTGGGCGCGGGCCATCAGTTTTGCCCAGCGGCGGGGGATGACCCCCTCCGGCTTCGTCAGACCCAGCTGCCTGGCGAAGACCTCCGGCGTCACGTCCAGCACCTCGATCAGCGCCCGGAAGCGTTTCCGGTAGGGCTTGTTAAATCCGCTTAACCAGTTGTAGACCGTCTGGTCAACTACACCGACCAGGGTCGCCAGTTCTGGGGCGCTCAGGTCCAGGCAGGCCATACGCCATGCCAGCCAGCGCTCGAAGGAAAGCGGCTCGGCCTCTACCTGCCGTTCACCCCTGCTGCCGTTTTCGGTGTGGAGAGGATTAAGCATTTTTTCTCACTCCTGCGATCTGCGCTTCCAGGGAGGTGATGCCCGAAAGGGTGACCAGGCGATCAGCGTCCAGGATGTTCACCAGGAACTCGCGACCATCGACCATCACGAGCCGGACCTCAGTCTTAGATAGGATTCCCATCACGACCAGGTGATCCGGGTTCACATAGATCAACTCGTTCTCAGTCGTCTTGAGTGGGATCAGCATCTCAGTTGCTTTCCGCAAGCGACCTCTGGTCGCCCCTCACCGGCTTTCCCAGCGCCGCCGCCTCTTGCGGGGTCAGCAGGCGCTCCTCCAGGTGGCGCTCGATATGGCAGTCTCGCGCATAGCATTTCGCCACCCGCACTTCCCACCAGGAGCCGGAGGCCCGGTCCGGGACGTATTTGGTTGACGGCAGCAGAGGCCGCCGGTGATAGATGCACTTCATGCTGTAGTCCTTGCGCCTTGTGCCGCCTGGAGAGCCTGGAAGGAGTCTCAAATCCAGGCTCTCCTGACAATTAAGGAGTGACGCGGTAGGTGTCCCTCGTCCGCGCCCCGGAGAAATGGAGAAGCGTTCTCCGAACGCCCCCCGCCTGCCGGTCAGGGCGAGCCAGCAGCCAGCAGGTCTGCCCTCTGCCGTTCCATTTCTCCGGGACAGGGGCGAAGCTAGGCCCCGTCTTCGTCATATACTGGATTGCCGCACTCGTCATAGCGCACCGGGTAACAAATAAAGCCGGTGAGCAAGGGCCTGTTCAGCGCCTGGTCGATCTCCTCCAGCAGGCAGCGTCCCCTGGCCGCCACCTCCCAGTAGCCGCCGTGTTTCGCCACTGTGCAGGCTTCCTTGACCACCGCCCGCACGAAATGCGGGTCGCGGTGGGTGACGGCGATTGCCAGCCGGGTGAAGGCCGCCCGCTCGCTGCTGCGCTCCTGGGGGAAACCCTCGGCCAACCGGCCTATCGTCTCGCGGATGTCCTGGGGGATATCTCTCATCGCTTCACCTCATCTCCGCAATCGGGACGGTCGATCCGGATCTCCGGCTGGCGCTGGGCGTACTTCCTCGCCAGGCGCAGCCCGGTCAGCGTTCCCAGGACCGTGAAGAAGGCTAAGATCAGGTCTCTCATGCCGCTGGCTCCTTCCCCTGCTCCGCGCCGGGCGTTATCCATTCAATCTGCCCCGTCACTCTGGCCTTCAGCGCCTCCAGCAGGCTGGGGTACTCAATCGAGGGGGTCAGGTCACTGTTGCGAATCCAGTAGTGCCTGCCGCCAACGTCAAAGGCCAGGGAGAATTCGCCGTCGGCCTGGGGGATGATGACGGTCTGGTTCATCGGACCTCCTGCACCTGTTCGTATTGGGCACTTTTGTGCTCATTCTGGGCCAAAAAAAATCCGTGAACCAGCAGGAACAGGTAGACCAAAGAACTCTCTGAGAGGCCGGTGTTCTCCGCTCTCTTCCGGATGAATTCCTTCTCGTTTTCGTTGACCTTCATGGTCACGGCAGCTTTGCGGGGCAGTTCAGTCATGTTCATGTCCCTTTGGGCACTTTTATGCTCACGAACCAGCATATCATGGAACATGTATACCTGTCAACCCCTTTCGGGTATACTGGCTTTTACAGAATTTGCGCGATTTGTGACGCACTATTGTCAGATCGCTTATACTGAGGAGCGAGGGGTGATTGAGGAAGAGAATGACATGGTTGCAGGCGAGCAGCGTCAGCTTGCGGAGTGGCTGGACAACATCATCGGTAAAGATTTACCATACGCCAGCAACCGCGAACTCGCCAGTGCCAGCGGCCTGGCCCCCAACTCCATTCGTAAATACCGGCTTGGTCACGTCCCCACCTTAAAGAGCCTCCAGAAGCTGGCAGACGGCACGGGATACTCGGTCGAAGAACTGCGGCTCAGGGCAGTTGACGAGTTTGACGAGAAGCGCGAGCGCACTGAGGAACTTAAGGCACTGGCTAATATCCTGGAACGTCTCTCCCCATCCAGCATCAAGCATCTGCTTTCCCTGGCTGTTTCCCTCAAGGAACAGGAACTAGAGAAAGAGACTGGCGGCCCTGATCGCAAAAGTGCCTGACTACGCGACAATAATTGACACAGTTAAGAACTTGCGTTCTATCACGATTTCGCCTATCATTCTGTTACTGGAACTTTCGGTACAGAAATGGAGGCGTGTTGCGTGGAAGATTTGATGACCCTGGCGGGGTCTCTATCGCTCGTATCTCTCAGAAAGTTACGCTATGCTGCGCTGCTTTTCCTGGTCGCTGATGGCAAGGCTACCGCCCAGGAGTGGCAGGAAATGCGTCAACTCAGGGTGCTTGTAAAAGCTAACCAGTTCGAGGCGAGGCAGGCTGTTAAGCAGGCAGCCTGACCAAAATTCGCCTTTGATCACTTTTGTGCTTGATCAGCACAGGTGATCTGTGCTAGGATAGGGATCGCATCGTAAAAAGCAAAACCGCCCGGAGGGAGGTAGTCACCCCCAGGCAGGTCAGCAATCCTTTAGGATTCGGCTACTAAAGGATAGCACGACCTGTACTGAGTGTCAACTGCCAACCTCCTGGGCGGATGGTGGGGGGCGACCCTGCAAGTTTTACTTGCCGGTCGCTTGGTGCGACCTTCGCGGTCGCCGACCCCTTATCTTTCCAATGGAGGCATCGCATGGCATTACCCCCGGCGGCCCTCGCCGCCCCACGTTACACCAAGATCACGGATCGGCTCCGGCTGTCCGGCAAGCTCCGCGCCCTCAGCACGGGCAAGAGCGCCCTGCTCTACCTCTTCTTCGCCCTGCGTCAGGGGGTGGACGGCATCATCGAGGTCGGCTACCAGGCCCTCATGGAGGATACCGGGATCGGCTCCCCCAACACCGTCAAGGCCAACCTCGACCGGCTTAAAAAGGCCGGCCTGCTTGAGGTCCTCGAAGACGGCGGCCCGGCAGGGGTCAGCCGCTACCGGCTCATGGGCGGTTTCTCGACCCGGGCCGAGGGCATCCCTGACCCCTCATTTTCAAAAACTGATACACCAGCACCGGCCCGGCCAGGTGCTGACCCTCCCATCAACTCGCTTTCAAAAACTGTAGCGCCATTTTCAAAAACTGTAGTGGCATTAAAAGAGTCTGATGATGATCTTTATCTAGAGTCTAAGAGACTCTCATCATCAGATCTTAATGCGGGATCAGAAACTGTAGCGCCATTTTCAAAAACTGTAGTGGCATCTCAGCCCCTCCCCCCGGAGCTTGAGCGCCTCGACCTCCCGGAGATCGTCGCGGCAGACTGGCAAACCTGGCTGGTCGCCTTCGGAGCCGAGCGCGTGATCGAGGCTGCCCGCTGGTATCACTGCGCCAGGGAGGGGGGGATTGCCCGTTCCGGCGGTCTTCTGCGCAGCTTCCTTGAGGACCAGCGCACCCAGGCCCCGGCGGGCTATGACGCCTGGGACTACCTGACAGTCGAGGAGCAGCAGGCCGCCGACCCGGAGCGCCTGGAACGAGACCAGCTTCGCCAGCTTGACCGGGCCGAATTGCGGGCCAGCATCATGGGCCTTGACGAGTCGCCATCGCCCGGAGAAGCAGCCGGAAAGTATGAACCGGTTCATACTTCTCCGCATCAGGATGCCATCCGCCCCTGGCGACGTGCCTCAGAATCCAAACCATCCCCGGTGGCGAAGCCATCTCCTGAGCAGGTCTGGAAGACAACCCTGGGCGAACTGCAACTCCAGATGCCCCGCGAGACCTTTGATACCTGGCTGCGTTCATCGGTCCTGTTTGAATTCGACGAGACGACCAGCCCCGTGACCTACACCATCGGTGTGGCGAACGTCTACGCCAGGGAATGGCTGGAGCATCGCCTCAAGAAAGTGGTCCTGCGGACCCTGGGCCAGGTGGCCCGCGCTGCGGTCGAAGTAGGCTTCGTGGTTGTGGAGCGAGAACCGCTTCAGCGCCCGGCATAAAAAACCTCTCGGTGCTGCCGAGAGGTTGTGAGAAATATGAACCGGTTCATATTTTAGAGGGGCTAGCCGAGTACCTTCACCTTGCCATTCTGCTCTATGATCCCTCTCTCCTTCAACTCTGAGAGGTCGCCATAGATGGTGCTCTCGCCTGCTCCGGTCTGCTCCCGGAGTCGCTCCACCAGTGCGGTGGTGGGCATTTCCTGGAGTTCCGGATCTGCTCTGAGGGCCTGGGGGATAAAGCGCAGGCGTTCTATCCGTTTCATCTTCCGGTCTGCTCTGGCCTGGGCCGGTGGGTACTGCGGGTTCCCGTTCTTCAGAGCAACCATTCTCTCTGTGCTGGAGGATTCGCGCTCGATTTTATGGACCGCCAGCACATGCTTCTGCTTACGTTCTCTGGAGTCGCGCTCCGACTCCTTCTGGAGCACATCAGTCTGGGTCGCTTTCCAGAGGTCGATCTCCAGCTTTGCCACCTCAATCTCTGCCCGCCGCCGGTAGCGCTTTACTTTCCGGTGGCTCTGGATGTTGCGCTCAGCGCTCTTGATCGCCTTCTCCCAACCGTAGACAATCGTGTCCCAGGTGGCTCCAGCCAGGGCCAGGCCGAGCGCGACCCGCAGCGGCAGGGCCGCGATGCCCTCGCCGTGCGCCAGGCCGATAAAGACCAGGGCCACGTACATCACCCACACCCCGATCACATACCTGGCCTTCTGCTCAGGGCTGTCGCCCTTGTGCTGCTCAAGCTGGAGCCAGTTCCCGATGAAGACCCCTTCGATCAGGAAAACGCCGCAGCCGATCACCATCACCCCCCAGGCCGTCCCTATCTGCGGGAATACCCCCTGGATGACGGCAACAGTGGCGGGCGCTGTAATCCCAACCGCCGCGAGCTTCACCCCGTGCCATAAAAACTTCTCGTGCCATTTCATGATACAATCTCCTTGTCTATTGGTGGTCACGTCCGGGTTCTACCCGGCGTGGCCGCTTCTTTTTATCTCCCGAACAGCCCGCGCCGCTTGCGGGCCTCGTCCAACTGCTCCTGAAGCTGTCTGACCTCCTCTTCCAGCTTCCCCAGGTTCTCCAGCCGCCCCTCAAGCCGCCCCATTTCACGCTGAAGGCGGGTCAACTCCTCTTTGGCTTCCTCGTAACGCCCCCGCTCTACCTGGGTCTGCTGCTTGGCCTCTTCAAGTTGGTCATTCAGACGCTTCACCTCATCCAGCGCCCGGTTCAGGCGGTCTACCGAAACCAGCGCGATCTGCTGGCGGGCAGCATCCTCTTCAGGAGGATTGCCAGGCGGGACAGTTTCCACCCGCCACCCGGATTCCAGTTCCTCCTCGATCCGCTCGTGCGGGACGCCCTGGTTCCTGAGTTCCGCCACCGTCGCCAGGATGATCTGATCACCCGCGTCGAACATCCGGGTGGCTTCATCGGTCAAGCCCCGGCCCAGCGGGGACAAATACCGCTTATAGCGCGATGACCAGTCTCTGATGGTCGAGTCGCTGACATTCAGCCGTCTGCTCAGTTCAGTCGATTTGATGGTGGTCACGGCTCTGCGCTTTCGCTGGCTGGCCCGCGCTTCTTTGGCGCATCTGACGGGTTAAGCGCGGACCAGGGTGTAAAAAAAACCGTCTGCTCAGGGCAGGCGGTCGGGTAGCATAATAGGGCGCAATGTGATACGCTTTGGTCAGGTGAGGAGCCTGCAATTCCTCATCTACCAGCCAGGCCGCCAGGTTCGCGCCTGGCGGTTCCCTTTTTCCCCACCCCGTGACGGCAGTGACAGCTACCGTCACAGATAAGACCACTTGTTCTATCTCAGTATAATCAGGACTTTTCCCCCGCGCAAGGCCCTGCCGCCCCTGCCCGGTATGAATCCGGTTAGAGTTTCCGGCCCTGTGACGCAAAAATAGAACACAGGGTTAATTTCCCGAAATCGGGCGAATTGCCCTGTTTTGCTATTGACATGCTCCCGTATTCGGGATATAATTAGGTATAAGTTGAGAGCAAACAGACACACACAAAGGACCAACGATGAAGGTACAACTGACAACTAAGGGGAACACGGAAATAACCTACGACGTAAGGACAGAGAGAGCATACGAGGCTTCGATTAAGGCGCTCGGAACCATCGTTAAGACCGCGACCTCTGGCTACAACAAGAGGATGTGGGTTGAGGGCGATAAGGTTGCTGAGGCTAAGGCCATCGACAAGAACAAGCCAGCTTATCGTCGCCCAGCGGCCCCTCGTCGTAACGACACCCTGAGTGGCTGGACGGAAGACCAGGAAGACGGGATCGCCCCCCTGCCCAAGCCCTTTGACAGCGCCCAGGCAGAACAGAGCAAGCAGGAAGCCCGCGAGACCATTGCGGACGCAGAAGTATGGGCATTTGTAGATGCCTGCGCGAAACTGGTTAGCAACTACAATCACGAAATTCGCTTCCCCAACCTGATTGATGGCAGCCCGATTGACGAACTCATTAAGGGATGGGTGGCAGCACTCTAAGCCGAAACGCCCTGCGGGGCGTCACCCTGGGGCGATGCCCAGGGTCTGATGACGGCAGTCACCGCAAATAAATTGGAAGGAACGAACGATGAACACTGAAACCTATTCAAGAATTACCAATCTCGTTATGCCAGCAGTAGAGTGTAGCATCATGGAGTGGACAAGTGCCACAACTTTTGCCAGCGACGTGCTTGAAATGATGAACGAATACTATGATGGCCTGCCGGAAGGGATCACAAAGGACGCTCTCGTTGATTACTACGAATCAATACTAGTTGACGAGTTTGTTGAGGTCTTCACACTTGCAGATAACTCAAGCCAGCCCTTCCAATGGATGATCCTGGGCGTTGATATGAGCATCTTGGCAGAAAGCGATAACACTATCATCGCCCACGTTGATGGTCACGTCGAGGTGGGCATAGGCGAAGCTCGCGACTCAGAACGTCACGGCTTTGGCAGCCTCACGGACGCCCAGGCAATGGATGCCTACAAGACCCACTCGACTGAGTACGGGCGGGTGCTGAAATACATCCGGGCGGCGGTAGAAGAGTATCAAATAGAGCTTGCCCTTAACGAGATCATCACCACCTCCGAGGCCGCAGAGCGCTACAACCTGGACGACTCCACGCCCAAGAAGGCGGCGCAGGAAGGGGCTATCCCCGCCCGCAAAAGCGGCGGGACCTGGCTCATCCGGCGCGAGGACGCTGAGGCGAGATGGGGCAAGCGCAAGTAACCGTAACTCGCGCCCAACTACAAGGCCCGCATTTAGCGGGCCTCCTTTTTGACCAGTAGCCACCCGTGCTACAATCGGGGCATGGACCATTTCTTTGACCCGCCCCCGCCGACGCCTACGCCGCACCGCCTATCGCCAGGATCGACGCCTTGCGGGAGGTCTACGCCGCCGCCTACCGCCAGGGTTATCAGGACGGCCTGAAGGCCCGGATCATGCGTGCGCGATCCGGGCCTCGACAAAGAAGGAAGAACCTACGCCGCCCGACGCAGTTCTCCGCCGTACTCCCGTCCCCCCTTGAAGGCCAGGAACTCGTCCGCCGCCGCGTCTGAACCGGGCGGTTCGGCTTCGGGGCCGAACTTCGGGAGAATCCAGCCTACCTTTTTGAAGATTTCGTAAATCGCTTTCCCGGACGGCGCGACTGAAAGCCAGAGCAGGAAAGCGCCCATCAGCATAGCGACGGCTTCATTAGCCTGGCTCTCCAGGTTTCCCTGCCCGATGAAGCTCAGGATATAGACGATGACCACCAGGACCGCCCCCACGCGGGAGGCGATCACCCCGGCGGTCCCGTCGCTGATCCAGCCGCGTTCTTTCGCAAACTGGGTCGCCTGGACAACCAAGAGGCCGATGATCAGGACCGTGAACAGCAGGAAGGCGAAGGCCGCCACCAGGTCCACGTTCCCCAGAATGTTCCCCAGGAAGGGGAAGAGCATCACTAACAGTTCGATCAGAGTCATGAGATTTCCTTTTCTTTTACTTCTATTGATAGTAGCTTGCGATGTAGTCATACCACAGGCGACCCATGTCGCCCGTGATCTCGAAGGACCCCCAGCCTCCAAAATTGCCGTGAACAAAGATCATTCCATAAACCCCGTCTCTTCGGTAGAGTAAGTCGATGTAAAGCAGGTAGGCGAAATACAACTGCTCATCAGTGAGAGTGTCGTTTTGCGCCTGGCTTGCAATAAAGGCCCTGGTCGCGGGCGGGTATTCACGGCTCTGGGCCTGCTCTCGCAAAAACTGCACCGCCTCCGGCTCCCAGCTTGCCCTCCATATCGGAACCCAGTCCCACGCGCCGCGCTCAATGCCGCCGTAGTAGGCCACAACGTCCGTGCTGTGCCCTACATAGTCGGCTCCGGTTTCGTCTACCAGGTTGATCAGGTCGTAGGGGTAGCTGTGGTGGCGGTCAATGAGGTGAGCCTCATCCGCCCAGCGCAGATCAAAAGGATCAACCGTTCCGGCGGCATAGGCCGCGTTCTGCTGTTCACCTCTCCACAGGGACGGCCCGCCGCCCGCGTACTGATGGGACAGGAAGGGATGGCCCTGGAGATAAGCGTGCCGGAACATCGGTTCTAACACCGGGTAGAGGCTGTAGTCCGGCGTGCCGACGGCGAACTTTCCCACGCAGGCCAACAGGCCGCGCTCCTCCATCAGCTTCATGCGCCATACTTCAAACGCGACAAAGCGGGCGGCTTTGAACTCCGCCGTCCCCTGCTCGTCGGTATTGAAGTTCGTCTCGTTGTAGCCTGCAAAGCATATCTTACTGAAGTCAGCGCCTCGACTGCGTAAGTGAGTGACAAAGTAATCAGTGACCCGCGCCCACTCCAGGGCCATATCATAGGGGTCACGGAACAGGCCGCCAGAACGGTAAAAGTCGTCCTCTAACCGCCAGTGGGTGAACACCACCCATGCCGTGCGCGGGTTAGCGGCGGCGCTGGTAGTCAGGTCCATATCCTCAGTGGTGAGCAAAGCGGGAGCATCCGGGTAGCCCTGCGTGTAACGCTGGACGTTACTGCCCAGCGCCGGACTGCGGCACATCTCCGCCCGGCAGAGAGTCACCTGTTCGCCTTCCCACCATTTCACCCACCCGGAGCACGGCCCAACGCCCACACACTCACCCGTGATTTCCAGCCAGACGGTCCCGTGATGCGGGTACTCCCGGCTGCTGGTGACGAGACGCGGGTAGCCCAACTCGCCGATCACCGGTCCGCCGGGGCACTCCTGTACCAGCAGGTTAGGGTAGAGCGTCTCGTAATCGGTGGGGCGGGTGGCGTTCGCCTGGACTGCCGGACACTCAGCGACCGGGGTCGGCTCCGGTAGAGGCGTTGCATCAGGCGGAACTATCGGCGTGGGGGTCGGGATAGGCGTGGCGACCACGCCCCCCGTACAGCGCAGGTCAGCGGCGTAAATAATCGACTCCTGATGGGTGATCGGGTAGCCGCGCTTATTTCGTACAAAAACCGTCACAAGCGGGCCGTCCGCCAGGAACTCGACGGTGTGTTCAGTCACCCTGTCCCATTCCTGCCACGTGTCAAGTTCCAGCGCATTGCCTGCCATCCAGGGAAGTGACCCGTCGAAGGAGACGCCCAGTCCCCAGTTCGAGGCATGTCCGCTGAGGTCAGGGGGGTCACTTTGGCCCTGATGCCAGTCTCCGTCAACCTGATAATCAAGTGTCTTCGACTTCAGTTCGCAACGTGCGCCAGCCTGTACCACTACCGTTTGCCAGAGGGCAACGTCCGTCACCCTCTGGAAAGAGAACCATTGCTGACCATCGTCATCTATGGCAAAAGTGAACTCTTGCTCGTCAAAATCAACTGGCTTTGCTTCCGGCTTGTGCCCCTGCCCCAGCACATCCTCAGTGTTGCAGTCTATCGTCTGCCCACTGCGACAGGGATGGGTATCAGGATTGGGGTTGTAGGCCAGCTTCCAGCCTCCCATCACGCACAAGGTTCCGCCAGGACCATCCTGGAAACAAGCCGAACTGTAGCCCCCACGGAGTTCCGGGTTGAGCAGTAGTTCTGGTCCCAGCCCCTGGGCCTGAGTTGGCGTTACTGAAGGTGTGGTAGAAGCGGTAGGCGACAGGGTGATAGTTGAGGTGACTGACGGCTCCAGACTTGGAGTCGATGTCCCTGGTTCAAGTGTGCTGGTTTCCTCAGCCGTTTCGCTGGGAGGCGGAGTCAGGGTTACTGGTACTTCGACGGTGACAATGATCGGCCCCACGCAGGCCACCATCAGGATCATCGCCGCGACCAGCACCAGGCTACCTATTCGATAATTGTAAGCCATGTCATTCATTGCAATCCTCTCGGATGCTGAAATGCACTCGAAAATGGTCTGACCGGGCCGGGGAGAACTGGCTGACCGAGATGTTGATCAACTCGTAACTCCCTGGGGGCAGGTCCGGTATGACGAAATCGAAGGCCGTCGCCACCGTCTCGCCCTTGTCAAGCCAGCGATAAATCGGCGGCTCGGCGATCATGTTGCGCCCGGTCGCTTCGTCTACTACAAGTCGGTAGTTATGGAAGACCCCCCCTATGTCGCTGCTAACCTCGTACTCGATAGGAGCAGTCCAACCAGGACAGGCGGGTTCGTTCAGATAAAATTCGTCCACCGAATAGCTGATAGCCGAGATCGTTTCCCTTCCTGCTGACAGGACCAGCAGGGCCGCCACCCCTAAACCGAGCAGCATCAGGTTAAAGAGTCGGTTCATCCAGCGCCCGCCTCCGTTGTTCAGCCATGCAATCGCCCTATTGATCATCGCAGCAACCCTCCCAGCACATCCAGGATCAAGCCTGGATCGTTCCCTGCCAGCACCCACATGAAGAGCGCCCCCAGTCCGAAACGGGGCAACACCTTGATAGCTTTGATCGCCAGACCCCAGGCAGTCATAAGTTGACGGTGCTCTTCGAGCAGGCCCGTCTTCCCACTCTCCACATCACCCAGCACAACCCTTCTGAGTGCTCGGTGCTCGACCAGCAGGCCGTCAATCCCCGTCTGCTGGTCGCCTAACAAGACCCTGTTGAGCACGCTCAGATCGTCAGACAGCTTTTCGAGGCGCACGGACAAGATGTTCATCGCCTGTGTGTTGGCCTGCACCGTCATGTCGTCCATCAGCTATTTGCTCCTATCTCTCCAGATGGTCGCTTCTTTCATCAAGCCTCCTTTACGCCGGGTTAGGCGGGAACAGCCTGGCCTTCACAACACCGATGCCAAACTGGTTGCCGGTCGCATTATCTGATTTGGCCCTCACCGTCACATTAATATCCCCTGAGTAAGTGATGGCCTGGTTGTCTCCAGACTTAGTTTGTCGAATATTAGCCGAAGCGGCGATGTTGGTGATATAGGACTCTGCGTAGAAGCGGTAATCCAGGTCATTATTAGTCGGGTCAAAAATGACCCGACCGCTGAACTTGTGAAGACCCCGATCTCCACCACCCGGCGTGGCAACAAACGTTACCTGCTGGTATAGCAGCGTGCCTTCTACCTCAACATCATAGGTATAGATACGATTTGCCCCACTGTTGTTAATCGATTCAATGACGCCCTCAAAATCAAGGACAGCCCCATCGACCACATAGGCAGCAGGGAGATCGAAACTCAGCACAGTGACAAAAGAGGTCGAGGCAATACTGATTCCGCCACTTTCAATATCGCCGAAGGTGAGTGTTGGGTCGCCCCCCCCACCTGACGCAGTGGCATCCTTCCAAACCGCCGCGCCGACCGAGGCATCCAGGCAGACATACATCAGGTCATTGGTGGTATCAAACCAGAATGATCCCACCCCATAGCCAGACGCGCTGTCGTCGGTCAGGGCGGGGGCAGCGGTCGCGGCGAAGTTGGACTTCTTGTTGCTGGCGACCGCGCCAGCGCTGGCCTGGACCAGAAAACCGGGACCGGATGAGCCACTGAGATCAGCCCCGGTCCCGCCGCGAGCCAGGGGAAGCTGACCGGACCCTAATGCCAATGAAGCATTGAGTTGTCCCCCACCGGCAGCGTCCTGGTGGGAATGGGCCTTATCGCCAAGATCGGCAAAATCAACGACCTGCACCGGGTCCAGGTCAGTCAGGGTCCCGGATTCATCCTTCAGATAGGGATGTCCCCCAACCGTATAAAGCCGCACTGTACCGGCGGCGGCATTCCCGGGATGGCTCCCCTGATCCCGCAGCGGGTAATAATCGATAGTGGTAGCGTCTTCAATATCTGGCATATCAACCTCCAGGCTCGTAAGTCGTCAATGGACTGCCACTCGTCGTCAGGTCCAGCCCATCGCTGGTCAGGGTCGCCAGGACCATCTCAGGGACCGTGCCCTGGGACTCCCATTCCAGCGATGCGGTTGAAGCGCTCCAGGGTTCGTCGCTCATGTGGTCAGGCTCCCCAGGATGGTCAGGCCCCCGCTGAGGTAGACATCCTCAACTGAACCGTCGCTAATGCGTAATTCGTGGTAGTAGGCTCCCGGCGCAATGTCGATATCCGCCCGGTCAATCGTGATCTCCAGCCATCCTGCCTGTGGCGTATCGAGCGCAATGCCTGCGGCCTGGGTTTTCGTGAAGACGGCTACCGGGTCATCTGCACCGCGAGTCACTTTCCAGGTGACGGTGAAGCCAGCGACTGAGCCATAGAGCAGGCCGTCGGCATCGTAGACTTTGACCTGTTTGCTGTGGTCGGTATCCCTGTAAAAGGTCTCATTCTGGCCTGTAATCGTCATTTCATACCGCTTTCGTCATGGCTAAATACCACCAGTTCGTGCCATCTGACCCCACCAGATAGACGGCAGAGCCAGCTCCCGCATCATCCACCAGGCCCAGGAAACCGGCCCCGACTGTCGCCGGGGTCCCGAAGGCGGTATCCAGTTCGGCGTCGGTGGGTGGGCTGCTCACATTGCTGGTCGAGACCGGGAGGAAGGCCGCGTTCTCCTGCCGATCTAACTCCCGCAGACGGCGCTTCAATCCCTCGATCTGTTTGATCAACTGTTCTCCTGCGATCAGGCTAATTGACATACTCTAACCTGGCCCTGATGGTCTCCTTACCGTTTTCGTCCAGCCGCCCGCTGACGACATTGACCTCTATATCGATTTGTTGGCCGTCATCGAGCACTGCCGTCAGTTTGTCACCAAAGTCCCAATCCTTACCGTACACGAAGCCGGGTTGGTCATTGATCTCCGCTGTAAAGCGCCGAACCGGGCGACCATCATAAAGTCGCTTCTGGGCGGCGTTGCTTAAAGCGCTATCCCCATATATCCGGCCATCAAACCAGCCTTCGCGCCGGTTGAAGGGGCTGGCCGCCAGACGGACGCTATCACTGACGGTCACTACTGTGCGCTCCTCCTCAATGCCCTGGCCCCCGGCATAGACAAAGGTCACTTCCTCTCGCCAGTCTTCCAAATAATCCAGGTTATTGAGCAACCCATTCGCTTCTGAAAGCACCTTTGCGCCGGGCCGGACCCCAAATCGGCGGTCAGTTCCACGTTGGCCCACGTAGGTTCTAAATTCATAGATGTCCATACGATCCGTATTTATCTCGAAAAAGACTGGAGTTCCCTCCTCTTCCGCACTGTGGGCAATTCCCTGGAGAGCTTCGAGGAGGTTATCCCTGGCCCCGGTCCACTGCACGCTGGGGCCAGCCCCCGCGTTGGGAGTGATGGTCAAGCCATAGAGCGCCGTCACATCTCGCCCGGCCCCGGCACTGGCCCCCAGGTGCTCCTCCACGTAAGCCTTCATCAAGTCATCTGCCGGGCCGCTCTTCTCGCTACCCGGCGACCCAGCATCCGCATGGATGATCCGCGTATCCAGCAGATCATTTGGTCCTGGACCACCCACTCTGATAAAGCGCTCGTCTCCCTCCTGATAGCGGTGGCGCAGGCGCAAAAACGCTAACTGCTCCTGGCGCTGCCTGACACCGACTCCTCCGCGCAAGATTAGCAACCGGTAGTCCAGCAAGAACCATGCTGGATTCCACAGGTCGCGGGGATAAACCAGTTCGGCCATACCTTTGCCATTGACCACTCTTGCCCATTCCAGGCTGACCCATTCGTCGAGCAGGCGAATGTTCTCGTGGTAATGATTGACCAGCCAGACCTCGTACATCAGCCTGCCCCCTCAACCGACCAGAAGCGGTTGTTCCAGACGGCATGGGCCGTCAGGGTAGGTGAGCCAGATTCGACGATGTAGATGGTGATCTGGTTATCGCCGGGCAAGAGGCTGAAGGTGCCGAAGTTGCTCTGGTCCGGGATGAGGGTCTGATCGAGTGCGCCCCGAAAGGGACTGCGAATCCCCCGCTTACCGGGCCGTAGCTCAATGGTGATCGTCTCTCCATCGAGGATATTCAGGCCGCTGAAGCGCAGCACGTCGCCGGTAGTCTCGTTTCTGATAAAGCGCAGTTCGGCCCCCGTCCCACCGGAACGGGTGATCACGAAGCGCGGATAGGCGCGAGCACTCCCGGCATTGCTGATCGTCGTCTGTTCGGCAAAAGTGGCTGTGCCGCTCACTGGCCCACCGACGCTGGTGGACAGCGCCAGGTACAGTCTGTCTCGAAAACTGCGTATCATGCTGGCCTGGCTGAGCGTGGGGGCGCTGGGCCAGGGAATGTCTGCTTCGATGTGGTTGAAGGTCTGTCCGTTGAAGGTCGCGATGTGGTTAATGGACAAACCCTGACTGGACTGTTCAAAAAAACCGCCGATGTATAGCAGGTCCTCTTCCTCAAAATAATGAAGGGCGGCTATCCGGTCGTCCGGCTGGTCAGTCGGGAACGTGGTATTCTGGCCGTCCCAAATGGCGAGATGGGCCTGCTCGGAATCGCCCAGCTGTTCTCCTCCCATATACAACAGGCCCTGGGGGGTGTGCTCTAAAGCCCATACAGCAGGCAGGCTGGTGCTGCCCACATCAGGTGGGGTATCGAACGAGTCGGTGACCGGATTATAGATGGCAATGGCATCGTTTGGGCTGCCCCCGGCACTGGTAAAAACACCGCCAATGGCAACTCGACCATCCCTGAGCACCTTCACCGAGTAAGTTGACAGATTAAAGGAGCCACTACCGGGAACCCCCCATGTATCGGTCTCGGTGTCATACCAGGCAAAGCGATCATAACTATTCCCCCCAGCTGAGGTGAAGAGTCCAACCATATAAATGCGGCCATCGCTGGCGAGGTCCATTGCCAGGATGTCATTATCAGCCCCCGTGCTTACGGCCTGCCAGGTTCCCCCTCGATAACGGGCAAAATTGTTGGCGGCAACGCCATCGATTTCAGTGCCATCCCCGCCGATGTATAGGTCTCCGTTGGGGACGGCCAGAATGCTGTTGACAATGAAATCGGTATTGACCGCATCGCTGACCAGGGCGTTCCACGAGCCATCCGAGGGATCGTAGTAAACGATGCTCTTTTGCTCTGTAATCCCATTCAGGTCAAAGAAGCGGCCCCCAAAGTAGACCCGACCAGAGAGGGGATCGACAGCCACCGCCAGCATCCCTCCGAAGCTGCTGACTGCACCAGGCGGGCCAAGCACGTTGAACCGCCCATCCTGGCGGCCCAGCACATAACGAAGAGTTTCCGAGGCGCTGGTCTGCACAGGAGCCGCCGCATCGTTCGCCTCGACAAAAAACGGGTCTGGGCAGATCAAGCGGGCGAAGCCAGTAGCCTGAGGCAGCTTCTGAAAATCCCCATCCAGGCCGCTTTCGTACTCCGCCGCGATCTGTAATTCCCGGTCCGTGCCGGTGTAGCGCAGCAGGGGGGCCTGACGGGGGGATACCCGGTCGTCCTTCAGGATGTCCAGGAACTGCTTAATCGCCTGATAGCGTGCCTGCTCGGTCCCGGTCGTCGTGAAATAGGTGAACTGTAAGAGACGCTCAAGGACGCGCTCGCCCTGAATGTAGGTTCCTGGCTGCTGGGCCTGGTCCTGGGTGTGCTTCTGGATAGGAGGCATCCCGAATCCGGAAAAGTCCTGGATCCAGACGCCCAGGTCTCTGGGGTCCCATACTCGTCCCCCGGACCGGCTCCCTGCACTCCGGCTGCTCTGGCTGGCATGTTCGAGCAGTGACCAGACACAACCCTCCTGGTCGCCGTCGCAGTAGGTGGTCGCGTATTCCTTCGCCTCACACTGGGCAGCGTCCAGGTAGAAGGGGGCCACGTCCCCGCTGGTATCCTTCTCTACATAAAGCCGGATCGACGTATTCGCGCCGCTGGTGAAAGAGACCGCCTGGCGCTTATAAAGCCCATCCCCCACGAAGTTCTTGATCGCCAGGTCCACCGCGCCGGTCACGTCGTAGGCCCGCAGGCGGTAGGGAATGCCGTCTACCCCCAGCACGTAAATGCTGAAGGTATAAGCGGTCAGGGCGGTCAGAGTCAGGGCGAAGTAGCTGCCATCGTTCCCCCCGCTGTCCGGGGTGACTTTCAGGCTGTAGATGCCGCGCCGCTGATAGCTGTCATCCCGCGCCAGGACGGTCCCCGCGCCGACCGCCGTCCAGCCGCTGGTTCCCGACTCGAAGGACGGGTTGCTGATCAGATTAATCGTCGCCTCTGGCGCGATGAAATGGATGCGAGTCATGTCAGCCTCCCACCAGGCCGCGCATGGTGTTGAAGTCCTTGATAATGTTCTCGCTCCGGGCATTGGACTTGATGGTCAGGTTGAAAGTGTTGTTGCTGGTCCGGCTGCTCTGCCGGGCCGCGCCGATGCTGACCCGGCTGGCGGAGCCGGAGCCTCCCAGATCGAAGCCCAGAAAATCGGCGGCTGCCTTCAGCGCATCCTGAGCCACGCTCAAGGCCATATCCTTGACCACTGCCGCCCCCTGGCGGATGCCGTCGGCGATACGCTCGATGATCGACAGGCCCAGGGCCAGCCAGTCCACGCCAGTAAAAATGTTTACCATCTCGTTCACCAGGTCAGGGATGATCGAATTGCCGACCAGCCGGTCGTAGAGGAACTGCCACTGTTTGATAGTGGCCTCAATAAAGCCCTCTAAAATACCCAGTAAAATGGAGAGCGCCAGACCAAGCACCCCGACCAGCAGCAGAGCAATCCACTGAATGGGGTTTTCGGCGCTTTTCAGGGCGAGGTTCAAGTACGTCATGCCGCGCACAAAGCCCTCAACCGTCTTGGCGATGACGATTCCCATCGCCAGCAGGACCGATTGAATGAGGGTGACAAAGACGTTGATAACCCCGCCGATGAAACGGATGATATCCATCAGAGTCACACCTGCTTCTCCAGTTGCCTCCATCTCCAGCCTGAACCTCTCAAATTCATCCTTCAGGCTTTGCAGGTACGGCGCGAGTTCTTCGCTCATGGTAGCAAAGCCTTCCACCATGTTGGTTTTGATATCATCAACGAGGGTGGCTAGCTCTGGTTGGTTTTCCTCGAACCAGTCCTTTACCTCCTGCCAGGTGGAAAGGATGTTTTCCAGGACGAGGGGGTTGTTCTCCTCGAACCAGTCCTTTACCCCCTCCCATTGGTCCAGGAGTTCATCGATGATCGGCTGGATATGCTCAGCGAACCACTCCTTAACGGCTTCCCAGGTCGTCAGGACCTTCTCTCTGATGAGGGGGCCATTCGTCGTAAACCAGGTTTTTACTTCCTCCCATTTTCCCAGCAGGAAAGGGATTGCCGTGCCGGTGATCCAGTCAAAGGCGACCATGACGGCCTCCCGGACCCGGGCCACCGCCGCTGATAACTTCAGCGCCCAGGGCGGGTCCTCCTCTCCCAGTTCGGTCAACCCGAAGGCGGCCTTGATCGCCCTGACAAAACTGTGAACCGGATCAATAAGCCGGTAGAAAAACTGGGTGATGGGATGTTCCCACCCCAGCCAGTCGGCGAAGAACCCATTGATGAGGCGAGCCAGTGAGAAGGTTTCAGCCCCTATTTCCTGGAAAATCTTCTTGAACAACGACCCCAATATCTCAAGGACCGGGAATACCCCCTTTTCCAGTCCGCGCACAAACCCTCTGAACCCCTCCTGAATGCGAGGAAGGACCCGCTCCACGACCGGCAGGAGTTGTTCCGCCCACTTCCCGAAAACAGCCACCAGTTTTGGCCCCCACTCCTGGGCCATGTCTCTGGCCCAGGCCAGGAAGGGAGTCGCCAGGGGCAGCAGCTTCAGGCCGATTTCGGTCGCCGTGTCCTTGATTGAACTCTTCAGGGCACGCATCACGTTCGCCCAGGAGCCAGCCGTCCGTGCCGCGTCACCCTGGGCGTCCGAGGTCCCGGCCATGATCAGGTTCATCCGGGCCATGACCTTTTCCTGCTCGGTCGCCTCTTTAATGCCGCCCGCGATGCCCATGTTCAGGAGTTCCTGGTCAAGGGCCGCCTGGGTGATGATGATCCCGTATTTGCGGACCGTCTCGTGATTGCCGACCAGGGCCGATTGAAAGTCACGCATGGTGTCAGCGTCACTGACGTTGTTAAAGCTGGCAACATCGACGGCCAGCTTGGTCAGTTCCACGCTCATCTCAGCCGCCCGGTCGCGGGCAAAGCCAAGCGGCACGAAGGTATCCTGGACGCTGGCTGCCATCCCACGCAGTTCAAACTTCCCGCGTCCCACCGCCGCGCCGAAGGCGTCCAGTTTCTGGATCGTCGTCTCGGCAAAGTCACCGAAGACGACGTTGAACTTGCCCATCATCTCCTCGGCGTCGGAGCCGAGGGCAATCGTCTTGCCGGTCGCGACTCCAATCGCCGCTACGCCCGCGCCAATCGCCACCCCGACCCCGACCGCGATGTTGCGGGCCAGGCCGGAGAGCCAGCTTGAGGTGCGCTTTTCGGCGCGGTTTAAGTCGCGGTCAAGGCCGCTGATGTCGGCGGACGTGCCGAGCACGGCCTCACCGAGTGAGAAATTAGCCACTATCCTCTTCTATCTGTATCCCCTGCTGGCGGAACCACTCAGCCGCCTTTTCGGGGTTGTGTTCGATCACTTTCATGCGCTCACGACGCGCCGGTCGGGGCAGCATGCCCGCGATCTTCATCAGCAGACGCCCATAGCGATTGCTGCCCTTCTTCCCCGCCTGGACCTCGGCATAGGCCGCTACCTGGTTGTGGTAGTGGTGCAGGTCCTCTCCAGCATGGACCCGATCCAACTGGTGGGAGAGCAGCTGAAGCATCCAGACAGGCGTTTCCCATAGCTCACGGGGCGGGAGGTTGTAGTAGCGAACTAACCTGGCGAAAAAGAGCGCCAACTCGTCAATGGTTAGCTCGCCCCCGCTTCCCCCGCTTCTTCTCCTGATGGCGTGGCATTCAACACGTTCTTGTTCCACCAGTTCACGATGTTGAGCCGGACGCCCGTTTTGTAGCGATCCAACTCGACGACCGGCAGGTCCGGGATGATCAGGCGGATATACTCATACAGGGCTTCGTCCAGCAATTCGGCAGCCCGGTCTACCTGGTCTGGCCCATCCTCTGGCCCATCCTCTGGCTCGTCCTCTGGCCCAGCCCCATTAGAAAGCTGGCCGGGGTCAAAGTGGACCAGCGCCCATTCCACCCGCTTCTGGAGCTTCATCAGGCGAGTCAGCTGTTTGGCGCTGAAATCCTGCTGCACCGCAAACTCGTATTCCTCGCCTTCCTCGCCCGCAAACGTGTCGCGTTCAGGGGCCAGGTCCAGGAGAGAGAGTTTCTTTTTTTTGTTTGCCATAGGGCTTCCTCTTAGGCAGTCTGGGCAACCAGCCAGCCCATCCGGTTGGCATCGGCCTGGTTGTCATCTTCAATGACCTGGAACTCACACTCCAACCCTGGACGCTGGTCCTTCCCGCGTGTCAGGGTGGGTTCACCATCGAAGACCCCACGCGGCACGACGTACATTGCCGGGAACGCGCCGTAGGGTGAGTCCGCTTCGCCCTTGAACAACAGGGCATACTCATTCGGGGTGAATCCCCGCTTGAGGGGCAGCGTCTTGGTGGCCGGGGGACCGGCGTCAGACGTGACATCGCTTGCCTGATCCAGGTAGCGGGCATAGTTTTCCAGGGTGAGGCCCACCACCGTGAAGGCGAACATCACGCCCTCTTCGGGGCGGACGGCCTTCACCGGCCCCTGATGGTCATTGTCCCGGAAGTAGGTCAAGGCCCCGCTGTGCTGGATCGACTGCTCGCCATCGGTCGGGCCAAGCAGTATCCAGTTTCCGGCGGGGGTGGCGTTGACGGCAGGGACGGTCTCCCCCACCGGACCGACATAGATATCGGTCGGACCCGTCAGTTGCGAAAAGGGTTCATTGCTAGACATGGTTCTCTCCTAAGTCAGTGATAGTTCGTTTACCGCAGCCCTCATGAAGACCATGAGGAAATCCATCTCAAGATCCGGGTCATACAGCTGCGACGGCGACGATTCCATCAGCAGCCAGTACACCAGGGCGAGGCCCTTCTCAGTAGTCACCCGCGCCCGGCTGGTCTCCCGGCTGACCTCTACCAGCCGGGAGTAGATCAGGGCCGCCTCGTACACCGTCGGTCCATAGCAGCGGACCTCCAGGCGCGGCTGCTGCCAGGGCAGGTAGATATCTGGAAAGCCGCCATCAAGCATGACCACCAGCGACGCTGATCCTGGCGTCCACTGACCGCCCGACGCGCCATACTGGTGTTTAGCGCCCAGCTGGTTATTTGCCAGGTCCATCAGGCTGACATCGGCCCTCAGATGAGCGATCACCGCTTCCTGGGCGATAATCATCTGGCCCTCCGCCTGCTCCGGTGGCGGGCAATAATCGCCCCCAGCCCGGCCCGGACTTTCTCAAAGGCCCGGAGGATGTAGTGAGCGCCTTCCGAGTCCCTGGACTGGTGCAGGTATATGGCATAGCGCATGCCCGACCCCACCGCGCCGGTCACCTTCTTCGCCGTCACTTCCGGCTCGAAGTCCTTACCCCCGCGCTCCGGGGTTCCCGGCCCTGGCTCCACGTCATCCCGCGCCCAGGCGTAATCCGGGGGGGCGGCGTGAATACTGCGCTTCAGGGTCCCGGTCCGTTCACCGCGACCACCGCCCACAACCCAGCGCCCCCGATCATCGCGGGCAGACAATCTCAGGTTGCCTTTGGCCTCGACCTCAATCGTCTGATCCACGTCGGTTACCACGTCCACGAGCAGCTTCACTACTTCCTTCTTCGTCTGCTGGCCCCGCCAGTTCAACCGGGCTTTCGTCATGGCGCTTCGCTTTCGGTTCGGGCGGCTGTGGAGGATCAACCCCCAGCAGTTCCCGGCGCAGGTGGGCCTCGATATCCAGGCCAGCGGCCTGGGCAGCCTCACTGATTTTCTTGTATTCGTCGTCGCTCAGGTTGATCCGCAAAAAACGATTCATGTTTAGCTCACTACCTTCACCTCAACGGTGATGTGATGGTCATGCCGTGCCCGGCGGGAGAGGATAGACTCAACCCTGAGTTGTCCGGCAAACTCGCTCCCATCTTCAAAACGTAAATTCACGACCCGGCTGTCCTTCGCGATCTGGGTCCCCGCCGGGAAAAAAAGAAGGTAGCGGGTGACTGCCAGCAGCTGTACCCGTTCGCTGTCCAGGACCTGTTCCCCAGTCTCCATCAGGCGGCAGCGCACTTCCTGGGAAGTGGTGCTGTAGTACGAGGCTATAACCTCTCCCAGCGCGTTCTGGGTTGAGACCTGCTCCTGAATATCACAGCGGTGGCTCAGGTGCTGGCCGATGGGCATTCCTTACGATCCTTTACGGATCGCGGCTACGGTCACGCTGGTGACGGCGCTGTAGGTGATATTGACATGACCGTCCCCGTCGTTATAAATGCTGGGCGGGAATGGCCCGAAGACGGCCTGCGCCCCAGCCGCCACCGCCCCGGCGGGGTCGGCAACCGCCTGACCGTCAACCGTCTTCTCGCTGATGATGGTGACGGTTTTTGGGCTTGCGTCCCCATTGATCACATGCAGCAGCACATTGCCGTTGTTGTCAAATTTATCCCCGCCGCCCGCCGCCGCCGCAAAAGCGATCTCAGTCCCGGTCCGGGCGCTGTCCAGTACAGTCAGTTCCGCCATCTGCACGCTCCTCTTCTATGACCAGTCGCCACTCACCTGGTCTGAACTTACATCCGTTGAATAGCCGTCCTGTCGCAGCACCCCGGCGCTGATCGCCCCGGTCGTCCGGGTGTAACCGTGCTGCTCCCGGAGTTCAAGGGCACGCACGGCCCAGTCCCTGGCCGCCTGGCTGAGGCTCTCGGCATAGTCGGCGATACGAAAATCCACCCTCCCCGCCCAGCGCCTGGCGAGCAGTTCACAGGCCGCCGCCACCGTCCGCATGACATCCTGCCCTTCGCGGGTATAGAGGACGGCGATCTCCTCATCCTGGAGGTTGGCCTCATTGGGCAGGACGCCGCTGTCCTCAACCGTATCGCCGATCTCCATCCGCACTTCGGCAATGGCGGCCTCGGTAGGGTCAGCGCTGCCCAGGACGTAGGTAAAGGTCATTGACTATTTATCCGGCCCCGGTCAGCTGCTTGCGGATGATATCCACCGCCTTCTGTCCGATGCCCTCCACCGCCAGCAGGTCTTCGTCACTGGCCGCTTCCAGGGCATCGTAAGTGCCGAAACCAGCCTCGCGCAGTGCGTCTGCCTGGGCATCACTCAGCCCTATCGCTTCTACACTACCTGTTTCCACCGCCTGGTCTGTGCCCGGCAGGTGGTCCTGCTGGGGATGGGGCACTTCGCGCTCCCCGCCGCCCTTGTAGACCTCTTCACAAACCCCCTGCCCGGCCCGCGCCTGATCGACGTTCGGGGCATACCAGTAGCCCTCGGTGACTAACCGCCCGCTCACGGAGCAGGTATTGGGAAGACCGGCGCTGGTCTTGATATATTTGCTGTAGTCAGCCATGTCTCTTTCCTTGTCTCAACAAGGGCGGGGACTAACCCGCCCTCAGATATGAACCGGTTCATACTTTCGACGATTACGTGATGACCGGCGTGGCGTAGTCTCCAGAGGCGTCGATCTCTACCGCAACACCGTTGGTGCGATCATCGCCGATGCCGACGCCATAGAAGAAGGCGACGACGGCAAACTGCTCAGGCATACTGGCCCACACTCCAGGCACGATCTTGTAACCAAAACCGAACTGAGGGTGTGCCCGCAGCCGGACCGGATTGCGCGGGTCCAGCGTCCCATAGCTCTTGTAGACGCCGAAGTAGGTCGTCGGGATGCGGGTCGTGGTCCGCAGCCGCGCCAGACCCTTGCGGGTTTCGATGTAGCCCTCGTAGAGGCCCACGTTCTCAATCATGGCCCGCTCAGTGGCGGAAGATTGGTAGGCGATGTCACGCCAGAGCGGGGGCTTGAAGCCGGTGAAGGAGGCCGTTGCGGTCCAGGTCGCGATATCAGCCTCGGACCCCCGGATTTCAAAGGGGGCCATATGGTCGTGCTCTGCCAGGTGATCGACTGCGCTTTCAAGCGCTGCCTGGGCGAGCGGAGTCAGGCGCAGGAAGTGATCATGGCTGGAGGCGAATTCCTCGCCGTCTGAACTGGTGCGGGGCACGTAGTTGGCATCAGCCACCCCGCCGTCAGCCAGCGGCACAGAGGCCCCGGTGGTGACGCCGACCAGTTCCGCTTCCATCCGGAAGAAACGCTGGTAAACGCGCTGAACAAAGTCGTTACGGAGGTCGTTGATGCTGTTTGAGATCGTGGCATCAATCGTCATCCGCCGCGCTTCCATCAGCCCCATGTAAGACCAGGCCAGGCCGAGGCCTCGCCTGTTCATGGGCAGGCTGTGTCCGGTCACCTTGCCCCGCTGGGCATCAGGACGGCTGAACTCAGTCAGTTCCTGTACCCCGCGAGTAGTGCCAACGCCGTATTCAACTTCAACATCATCCTGCACGGCGATCATCCCGGCGATCTCAGGATCGGCGATCAGGTCCTGGTTGAGCAGGCTGAGGGCATCGTTGATGTCCATCAGGACATCATCAAAGCTGCTGCCGTCGGCCAGCTTGACCTTCTTCATTTCCGCCAGGTCCCACAGCGCCGGAAGCTGGTTATCAATCAGGGAATGTGGTCCCAATATAGGCATATCAGTGTTCTCCTTGTTTGCCTGGACCGGCCTTAAGCCGCCAGGTCAGTTCTCTTGGCTACTGGGCTGCCAGGTCAGGCGACCAGCATTCCACCCGGACGGTAGTCGCGGACAAAGCCCGCATGATAATCCAGAGGAAGTCTGCGCTGGCCCCTGCCGGTGCAGTGTCTTCGATGGCCCCGGCAGTGGTGCTGGCGTAATACAGCGCGCCAGGCGTCAACCCGGAATAGCCTGTGACAATCGCCCCGGCTCCGGCAACATCGACCTTGTTGCCCGCCACAAAGGTGGTGGCCCCGTTGGGGGCGGAAACGACGATCCCGACGGCCTGCGCGGAACCTGCCGCGTCCGCATCAGCCACTTCAACATCGCCATCGCTGGCGATGTACACCGGGTCTCCCAGGCTGCCAGCGCCTCCGGCAGTGAAGGGCCGGGTGAAATCGGGGCCGTTCAATGGACGGATATTTGCAGGTACAACAGTTACTGCGGTCATGGAGTCCTCCCTATTCGGTAGCGCCGCCGGAGGTTGTCCTCACGGTCCGTATCTTTGCCCTGGCCGCCCTCAGTGGAGCCGCCCCTGGCATTGGTATCCGGCGCGCTGCCTGTTGCATCGATAAGATATGGTTTGCGCTTCTTCAGGTCCTCAAGCTGCTCTTTGACCCCGCTCACCTTGCCGTCCTCGTCGATCTCGACCTTCTTCAGGTCCAGCATGGTCCAGGCGTCTTCCGGGTCGCGGAACTTCATATCCCGCGCTGCCCGCTCCATCTCGGATTTGATGAGCATCAGCCGATTCTGTTGAGCCAGAGTCTCGGTCTGCGTTTTGAGCGTCTCGATGGTCTCATTGGCCTTGTCCAGGTCGGTCTTCTGGGCCTCTTCAGCAGTTTTCTGAGCCTTTACCAGGCCCTCAAGCTCCTTGAGGTCCTTGACGCCCAGCTTTTCAAGCATCGTGTTGCGCTCGGCCTGTTTGGCTCTGGTCCGCTCGCTGGCAAAGAGGTCATCCAATTCCTTCTGAGAGAAGGTCCTGTCTGTCTCCTTCTTTTTGCCACCTCCTATGCCGTCACCTTGACGGCCCTCTTCTCCCTGTTTACCGCCAGGGGGGGCGTCCGTTGAGTCAGGGTCGCCAGCAGCGGAGTCACCGCCAGTACCAGCGCCATTGCCGCCGCCTTCATCCTTGTCGAAGACGGCAAAACCTGCTGTAAGAAGTCGCCAAATCAAAAACATTACTTAATCCTCCTCGCGATTAACCGCTCGCGGCGCGTCCAGGTGAGGATCACAATCGACCGGGCCGGTACGGTCCTTCTGCTGCCAGCCTCGGACAATCTTTACAGTTTTTCTCTTTGCCAAGCACCCAGTGAATGCCGTCAGCATGTGTTTCTAGCTGGCATCCACAGTTGCCATGACATTTAGTGCGCCCATCCCTGGGGACCTGGTTGAGGGCAGGCAGCGCGGCCCATCCGGGCCGGTCCTGCACTCGTCCCCACTCCTTCCAGTACGCCTGCTCAACTGCATTGCCGTACTGGTTGGCTCGGCTGATGGCGCTTCCCAGCGGGACCTCACCGCGAGTGATTCCCTCGGCGAAGCGCTGGAGATGGCGGAATTCATCCGCCAGGTTGCCGCCGATTCGCCCCCATTCAATGGAGGTCATCTTCTGACGGCCTCCTCTGGCGATCATGGCGGCATTGATATGCCGTTCTTTGATTTCAGTGGCGATGGCGACCTGCCAGTCCTCAAGGCTGATCGATCCGTCGTACAACTGCCGGGTCAGGGCCTCCAGGGTCGATCTTCCGGCATCCGTATGCCGGGCTAACTCGGCCAGGACTTCGCTGTCGGGGACCTGCTCCCCGCCAGCCGTCCGCCACTGCTTACTCAGGTTATTAAAGAGCCGCCGGGCCAGGCCGGTTACATTGAAGGCCATCAGCCGAGCGCGCCTTTCCATTCCAGGCTGGCATCCCGATCCCAGGCCAGGATAGCCGCCTCAATATCCTCGGCGTCGATCTCTGCCAGCGCCAGCAGGTCGTCCAGGGCCAATGGCTCTCCCAGGGTAGGGGGAGCCGGGGTGTCCTGGCTGTCGCTATCGTCAGGCGGCTGCTGCTGCCGGTTGACCAATCCCATTCCCATTCAGGGATGCTCCTTGCTGCTGGAACTGCTGGTTCTGAGTTCGTGCTGCTGCCCTGAGATCGTCAGCCCGCTGGCGCAGCTTCTGTCGCTTAAAGCGGTCACGGTGTTGTTTGTCGTAGCCCATTTCAGTCCAGAGAGTCTCATCATCCACACCCAGGCCCTTCTTGGTTTCCTGGCCTTCCAGGAAGGTCTTTTCGTCTCGGATTGCGGCGTCCTCCCAGACGGTGTTGATCTGCGTCTCGGTATCCATACTCATCCCACCAAAGACCGCCCCCATCCGCAGGCTGAGGATCATCAGGTCCTCCCAGCCATTGCCAAACAGGGTCATATTCTCCCGGACGCGGCCCAGCAGCGGGGCATCCTGCTGCTTGAGGGTCTCCGCCCCGGCGATCTGGCGGGTGGTGTTAAATCGGGAGAGCGGCGTCCGGGTCATGCTGGCGATCCGCAGCACGATGCGCTCTTCGAGTTCGAGCAGAGGAGTAAGCGGAGCCGGGTCTATCACCTCGACGCCCGCCTTATCCTTCTCTTTCGGTGTGCCGATGATCTGCCCCGGCGCACTCTTTAACAGGTTGCTCCCGTCGGCTTTTGGCTCCTTGCCGTCGGTCGTCGGCATCCATCCCAGCATAATCAGGGAGCGAAATGCGCCCGTATCGGCCCCGGCAATCAGGTCCAGCCAGGCTTTATTCAGGAGGTCCTGGAGGGGGATGGCATCTCGCAGGATCGATTTCAGCGACGGGGCTTTCAGGTGAGCGACCGGTATGCCGATGGGCGATCCGTCTGGCATCAGCCAGGGGATCGGCCAGACATCGCCGTCGCCTTTGTCCATGTGCCGTTTCCACCGTCTGTCATCCCGGATGAACTTTTCGATCCGGTCCGGGTAATAAACCGTCCTGCGGGCCACCTTATTGCCTTTTTCGTCTTTCTCTTCCCACTCTTTGACGGCATATTCGGGGGGTTGCAGGTAATCGTTATTAGGATAATTCATCCACACCCCGTACCCCGTACCGCCCTTGACGGTTGGGGCGGTGTAGCGGGGATGGAGCACCCAATCAGGCCGGCCCTTTTGGTTGTCCCAGGCAATCAGGACGAAGGCTTCACCGTCTCGCAGCGCCCAGCGATGGGCTTCGGTCTGGACGGCATCCATTCGATTTAACTGCCACCACTTCCACAGCCGTCCTGAGACGGTCTTCTCCGAGTCCTCTTCTTCCCTCTCATCGGATACATCAAAGCCGATCACCTGAAGCCGCTCGACAGCGGCGTCAATTACGGTGGGGCAGTGATTGACGTTGAACTGCGTATCCGAACCGTGCAGTTCCAGGAACTTTTTCTGCCGGTCGGTCAGCTTGACCTCGTGATCGCCGTCGTAATAACGCCGGGCCAGGATCACCTTACTCTGGCTTTTGCGTTCGTCCTGGCTAACCAGCATGCCGGTCTGCCCTTCCTGTAACCAGGTCCAGACTCGTTCCCGTGCCCAGTTGTTCACTTGGTCTAATAGGCTCATTCATTAACTCACCCAGGTCTTGTAGGGGCTGATTCCCCCGCTGCCTGCCCAGAGCGCCAGCGCCCAGGCCCAGAACTTGTCCGCATGGTGCTTTTCGTTGCGCTCAGTGTCAAAGACGGCGTTCTTGGCTGCCGTCACCTTCTTCTTGATGCTGTGTATCTGGTAGGCCAGGTCCCGGTGCAGCGGAAGAGGGACAAGGCCGCGTTCAGCCAGCACCCGGGCCTGCACAGCCCAGACCTCTTTCTTCTCGTTGGTAAAGGTCACCCCGGCGAAGAGTCCCCCGGTTTCCCGGTGCAGGTCCTCCGCTAGGTGGTTGCCCAGGCCGCTTTCATCCACCAACCCGCCCGCAAAAGGCAGCCGCTTCGCAATTTCCACAAAACAGCGCTTCTGGTCGTCGTATTCCACCCGATCCAGGCTGACCATGAAGCGCACCGGAAACTGACCGGTGGTGGTCTTACCGAGCACAATCAGCTCGGTAAGGTTCTTGTGACGGCCCACGTCGATCCCCGCCACCAGGGAGTATTCGATCAGACCCGCCTGGATGTCTTCCTGGATGAGCGGGATCATCCCCAGCGCCTCATCCACGCTTCTGGCGTGGTAGTGGTGCGGCGGGTTAGCCTGGTTGCGCTTGATCAGGTCCCAGCTGATCCAGGCGCTCGCCTCATCAACGTAGGCGCATTCATACTCCTGCTGGAAATCCTCGATGAACATGTTCTCGAAGATCTCGATCAGCGCCGTCGTCCCGAAGCGGTACACCCGGTCGTGGGTCGTCAGGGCGGGCGCGACCTGGTTGGCGGTCGGCACGTCCGTACACAGGGCACGAACCAGCCACCAATAAATCACTCGTCGCTGACCGTCGAAGCCCGGCCAGTCCTTGAGCGAGCCGGTATCGATCTCCCAGAACAACCCGCTGCCCCCCGCCGTCGATGAGCCGAGGCGGATGTAGCCGTCACCTTTAGTCGTGGACGGCAGCGCGGCCAGGTAAATCTGACGGTCCAGGCCCTCTTTGTAGTGGGCCATCTCGTCCAGGTAGACTCTCGCTTTCGGCTTCCCTCGCACCGGTGTGCAGGGGTGGGAGATGAACCGTGTGCCGTCAACCAGTTCGATCTCGGTCAGGCTGTCCCTGACGATCTGAGGGCGGACCGGTTCGTCCATTGCCTCTATGATCGCCTTCGTGTAACGTATTTTCTCTTTGGCTTCGTCCAGGTTGATGCTCACAAATATGTGAGGATTTCCCGGATAGATAGCGCCATCCGCTACCGCGTCAACAGCGGCGGTGAAGGACCATCCTACCTGGCGGGATTTCCGGTCGAGGCTAAAGCGAGATGAATTGTTAAGGAGCGCGATTTGAAACCATTCCCAGGTGACTCCTACTGCCGCTGCCGCCTGAGGTAAATCGATAAATTCAGCCGCGAACTGCGCCTTCAGGGTCTTCAGTATCATCGCTGTAGTCTGTCAGACCCTCGACTTCTGATAGGCGCTTGCTTCGCTCTGACATCCAACTCTTCATGTCAAACAGGGACTTTCCGCCGCTGGTGATGTCCACTTTATCGGGATATCGGTGCACCTTGAGCAGGAAGATGAGCAACGTATCAGAGTAGTCTTTGTACGTTGCCGTGATCTCGCCCTGATAGATAACCGGGTGGTCCACGCCCTCGACGGCCCGCCGCCGCGCCTCGCTTTCAAGCGAGTCACAGGCTTCCTCAAGAGCCTCGTCCCACTCCTCTTTGAAAGAGTCCGTCTGATTCCGGTGCTTGTAGGCCGTCTTCCGGGCGATGCCTGCTGCCCGGGCCGCTTCACTGACAATGCCAGTCTTACGCAGTTGATCCAGAAAGACCGGCTTCCATTCACGAACCTTCATCAGAGCCTTTTTTTAGTGTTACCCCTGTCACCAGTAAATATGAACCGGTTCATATTTGCCGCTGCCCCTGTTCGACCCAAGCGACCTCTGGTCGCCCCTCAGCCATTGGATGTTCGGCGGTCCGGACGGCAGCACGGCAAACAAAACCGCTACTTACAGGATAAAGGCTTGCGAGTCAAGAATGGGACAGATTTTGGGACATCTTTTGCGGAATAGCCTTTTAGTACCAATGACTTGAGTTGTACACTATACAGTGATATAATAAGGTATATCACACTCAAGGAGGCTTTTCGATGAAATTGAACGTGCGCTACACTCAGATTTCCCGCAAGGGCCACATCTCCGATACTGGCATACGGGAAATCGGAGCCTACATCAGCAGCCAGCGGCTCGACTCCGAGCAGTGGGCGGCTGTAGCTAACCCATCGGGGCGGAAGTTCCTTCCCGCGCTGCCCACCTCGTGGGAATGGGTCTGGATGACCAGCGACGGCGAATTCAAGGGTTCCTTCCCGCGCCGGGTATCCAGGTTCTACTACGCTCAGCACAATATCAAGGTTCCCTCGTGGTTTCTCAGTGAGATCGGCAACATCGCCCGCCGCCATGCCTCAGATGAATATGTATACACTTTTGAGTTTGTAGATGAATTCAACTGGTATGCTGGCGACTTCGGGGATGGCGACTCCTGCTATTGGGGAAGCAATGCCGGGGCGCTGGAAATGCTTCGGGACAATGGCAGTCTTGCCGTGCTCTTTTACGACTCGGACGGGGCAGGATTTGCCCGCGCATGGCTGGTTGAGATTAACCCACAGGTCAAAGTGATTTTTAACGGTTATGGTTTCCGTTCACACTCTACCCTGACCATTGTTCAGGTGCTTGCCAGGTTCTTTGCTGTGTCTTACAAGCATATCCGCCTGAATAATTGGGGGACCGGAGCGGGTGTTCTGTTCATCAATGGCGCGGCTGGCTATGTACTTGGAAAGCCTTCCATCATCGCCAGCATAGAATCACACGATTTCCGCTGGGAAAATGTCCTGATGTACACCTGTTACAATTGTGACGCTACGATTGATGAGTACGACGTTTTTCATGGCCCGGATGATCAGGACTATTGCAGTGATTGCTACTCTGATCAGTTTTCATCCTGTGATGAATGCGGGGGGGATTACTACAATGAGGAAGTTCAATACATCAATGGGCGCGACCTTTGCGATTACTGCCGTGAACATCTCCACTCAGAGTGTGAAGCGTGCGAACGGCTGATCAATCACCGCCGGGAAACAGTCATCCGGCATAAGGGGCGTGTGCTCTGTGAAGAGTGCTACGCCCGACTCAGAGCACACAAAAAGCAGAAATAGGGCTAAGGGGTGGGGGTGTTCGGAGCATCCCCACCCACCCCACCAGACTATAAGCAAAGACGCTGACCAGCGCAAGGAGAAAATGACTATGTATAACGAATTGACAACGACTCAGCCCATCGCCGACGCGATCAAGCGTGTCCTGTTGCGCCGTCCGGTTTCCCGGTCTTCGGGTTGGGACGAAAAGCGGCTGGGTACGATCCTGAATAACTTCGAGGCCACCGGCTGGCATTCAGCAGCTTTTGAGGATGTCATGAGCCGTCATCCAGATATGGGTGATTTCGTTATTGAAGAGGGCGGAAGGGTAGAATTTTTGGCCTCATCCGGCGACCTGCTCGCCGTCAGAGAGGCCGTCAGTGAAGCGCTGCGGGATTACACCCGCATGATGCTGCCGTCACCTCTTCTGGGAACCAGGGACGCCGCCATGTATCTGGGGATCGGCTACGATCAGATGAAAAACTACGCCAGCCGGGAACCTAAGAGGATAGAAGGACAGTTGATCGGGAAGACCCTGGTTTTTAGCCGGGAGGAGCTTGACCGCTTCGATACCGAGGAGCGCCGAGCCATCGGGAGCCGCAAGGCCGACTGAGTGATATCAGCGCACGTTAAAAGAGCCGTCATCTTCGACGGCTCTTTTTATGCCGCAAGAGGCAAGACCAGTTGGATGGGCCTAATTTGCATTGGCCTCAGCACCGCCCGCCAGCCGAACTTAGGTTTCCCTTCGTAGCGCTCTACCCAGCCCTGTCTCTCCATCTCCCTAAGCCGCCGGTTATAGGTCCGTTCCGTGGCCAGGGTTCCCGATAGATCCATGATCAACTGCCGCTTCATATAAACGCCAGGATTGCTGGTCAGGGCCTCCCAGACCGCCGCGTCGAGTCCGTCCATGTCCGGTGGTGCGTGATACTGCACTGCTTTCCCGTGTGTACAGGGAAAAACAGTCCCACAGGAGGGACACTGTTCAAGGTCAAGTGACATCCGCTACCCTCCTGCGACCTTGATTATCCTTAATGAAATCGAGAATATCATGCGATGGCTCAAACCACTCACCTTGCAATCGGCAGGCACTAAAACGATTGTGCAGTTTCTTTTCCAACTTTCTTCCACCAGGAAGTGTAGCAAGCAGTATCAGTTCATCATGATAGGGAATTGACCTAACACGCTTCAGCGGATCCACTGAAATACCTATCTTTATCGGCCCACCATTAACGCTTTGGGCAAAATAAACCAGAAACACTGGAGCTTCCTCTTGAGGGCGGCTTATAAAATCCGAGCCATCTGTTTGGGTAGCAGTGTGAAGTAGGTTTGCAGATACAATCATCCCTGCTTCGGCCAGGGCCTGGTCTCTGCTCTTTTCCGGCGTACTATCAAGGATAATAGAGACGAGCACATTAACCCGTTCCAGCCATTTTGCTGGATCAAAGTCAATTTCCGAAAGAATCGTAGTGTTAGCCATGGGTTTGCCGCAACAAGGACATTGGAAGGAGTCTGATCCTGGTGAAACCGGGACAGAGTGCCTACCACCATCATATCCACTCTTTCTTCCGTTGGGTCGTGTCAGCACGCCCATCGCTTCGAGTGTCTTTAATTCAGGTCGGATGGTCGAGTCGGCATAACCTACCGCAGTGGCTATCTCCACGCTTTTAACAGGACGATGGCGATCTTTAACCAGTTGCTCGACCGCCTCTCGGATATCCCGCTGGCGGGGGGTAAGTTTAAGTTCAATGAGGTCCAGTTTTGCACCGCAGGCCGGACAGCGAATCATACGCAAAAATCCTCCTTAGTCTTCCCGGTAAAACCCATCCGGCACGACCACCGGATTCACCTCGCAGTGCAAATAATCATCCGCACAGAAGAAGACGGCCACGTCGCCCGGTTGCAGCAGCCTGGCTCCCGCGTCCTCCGAGCGGACGATCAGCACGACGCCTTCCGGCAGGCTCTCGGCATTCGGTTCGATCATCCACAGCTTGAGCCGGATCGTGGTTTCTCCAATCAAGGGGGTCACGGTCTCAACGATCTCGCCCTGGATATGGATGTAGAGCACCACCGGCGGCTTTTCCGCTTCCTGGAGGGTCAGCGGCTCCCCTCCACCAGCTGCCCCTGTCAGATGATAACGATCCTCTCCTGAGACAATCAGTGCCGCTGCCAGCACCAGGACGGCGATCAGCAGCAGCATTGCCCCGTATACCCTGTCTCTCCCCATGATGATCCCTTGTCTCATTACCGGCCTTTCGTTTCATAGTGCCAGAGATGGTCAGGATTAAAGTCCCCACACTCCGGGCACTCCTTCCCATGTGACCCAACCGCTGCGACCATGACCCATCGATGACCGCAGCCATTGCATTGCGTTTCGTAGACCCCCCAGCCATAAGGCCCATCGTCGAGCGCGTAGTCGGGAATGTGTTCCCAGGAATCCCAGAGAGCATCAATTGGCGGTTTCCAGTCTTCGTCAGGCATCTTCTTCTCCAGATCACGGTCATCACTTACACTCAAAAAGTAAATAACGGTATTACATGATATAGGGATTTATTCACTTAAAAAGCGATGCTTCGTAAAATATCAGGGACTTACTCACCGTCCGGCTCCTGATCGGTCTGATTTGTCATGTTGTCGCCTCTATAGACTCCCAGGAACTCTTCTACTGTCATTCCAAAGGCACGCTGAAGTGCGATGTCAAAGGCTAGTGCGAAGTCCAATATCGCCCCGGCAAGTTCCTCTTGCCCGGCCTGTTTCACTCTCTCAGCAGCAATTTCCGGATGACGACTCAGTGCTTCCAGGTAAGCACCATCCCAGATATCGTTTTTCATAACCTTCTCTCCATAAAATGGTTTATGTCGCCTTCTGACCCTTAGACAACTCTAAGTGGATGGTGGTTCGTCCGATTCATCTTCCTCATAGGTCCACCCAAACTGACAAACCTGCGCGGCAGCCTTACGCCAGCCCGGTGTAAAGACATCTAACTCACTCTCTGAAAAGCCGCCCCGTCTGGCAAGCTCCTCAAGGGTTTTGGTAAAGCCGAAGTCTCTTGAATAGCGTCGATAGGCGTTCTCAGCAATAAGGAGAGGAATAGACTCAAGCCCCCATATCCTTTCAAAGTCAGGAAGGACTGGAAACCGTCCATTCTCTATCCAGTTGTCATCCCTTATCATCGTTCGATCCTTTCATTTTCTAAAGGTGGACAGACTTTCCACAATGGCATTGAAAAGTTCTCGCATTGCTCGAAAACAGACAGCGAAAGGATAGCCGTAAGAGTTTTCCTGGTAATACCTCACCAGGTCCCGGTCCGGGGGCTTGAGCGTCTCTATCCATTGCTCTGTGGCCTCTTCGCCCTCCTCTACTGTCATTCTGGTCAGCGTCCGCAAAGGGTTATCGTGTTCAATCGGGAGCATCTCTATCTTTCCTCTCTGTGCTATTCCGGCGGTTCTTTTATCGCGTCGCTGACGATATGTTGCGAAAGGGTGCGATACAGACTCCACTTGAAGCCCGGCTGTTTACATCTTCCCATGCACAGAATAAAGCCAGGGAAATGAAGCGTGATGGAAGGATCGCTGTGATCAACGTGAAAGCCGAGGCTAATCCACCAGTTCGATCCGGTTTGTATATCCCACTTTCTGTCGATTGCCATCAATTCACCTTTCCTCCCCACGCCCGGTCGAAAGAGTTGTTGTTACGCATATTCCCACCTTCTCCCCATGCATTCACGGGCGGCAACCAGTTCCAGGATATTCCTGGAACGCGGGGGGATTCGCCGATACACCTCACAATAGTTTTCATTGAGGCGGAAGGTGTCACAATAGTAGATTGCGTCTTCCAGGTATTCGCAGTCTACGGCTAACACCGGCAGGCGACTCTCTTTGGTGAAATACACAATCGCCAAATATGGTTTGCTCTCGTGTTTTTCAATCCTTTCTCGCGGGTTCATCATTCACCTTCTTTTGCGTAATAAGAACGTAATTCGTTCTCAAAAACATGGCGTATTTGCTGGCCGATAGCCGGATCGCCAAAGCGGTGTGATATAAAATGAATGTTTCCCTGGGCGTAGCTTAAGGCTGTCCTATCGTCCCCCTCTACCATCGGGGCGAGATAATCTTCATAATTCTCTATGAACAATCGAGCATCCTCTTTGGTGGCGATAGAGGCGAGTACACCATAAAACCCCTCTGTCCCGGCCTCTTCTAAGATTGCTTTTGTCCATTTAATCGTTCGCCAGTTGTCAGCGAATATGAACCGGTTCATATTTGTGTTACTCATCGCCGACGGCGAAGCGGCTCACGGGCATGGGAATAATCTTGCGGGCCATGTTAATACTCAGCCATATTGTTACTTCTGGTCATCATAGTCCTCTGAGTCGAGATCGTAGAGATCATCAAGGGTCAGATACACCTCATTCCAGCAGGTGTGGCAGGTCGTCTCCCCTTCCCCATCGTTGGGATCAACGTTCAGTTCGTAGCCGCAAAATGGACACGGGATCATGAATTACCAGTTCCTCTCTGCCCGCAGCGCGGGCGGTATCTCTACTCGTCTTCCCAATCCGGCGAGGCCGGGAGTACGGGCAGCCGGTCCGCGAATCGCCATTCGGCAACCGGCTCCTGCTGGAGGCTCTCTACCATGCGGCGCGCAGTCTCTTCGTCAGTCGGGGTGATAGCATAGATGGCGTTGTGGTGGTAGAGCTTGGTGTAAGCGGGCTTGTTGCCAGCGGCGGGCACATCAACGCGCACAAAAGACGCGCCACCCAGATTCTGCTCAGAGACCATCCCGGCGCTCATCTGGTGACCAAAAAGTTCAAGAATACACCAATGCTTGAAACTATTCTCATTAGACATACTTAGCTCATTGCGTTCAGACGACATCTACTCTTCCTCCCATTCATCTTCAACGTCATCCCAGAGGTCATCCCTGGCCCCGGCCCCGTTCGGGGCAGCGCCAACCATCTCGCGGGCTGCTACCGTCACCCCAGCCGCTCGCTCAGAGCATCCGCCGAGATCTCGACGCTCCGCACGGTCGGGCCATCGATGTCCACATAGCTCAGGAAGGTCTCGATGGGCTGGCGGTTGAGGAGCTTCAGGGTGTAACTGGCCGCGACGGTGGCGATCAGGTCGTTGATCAACAGATGCTGCGCTCCGGCTTCCAGCGCCTCCGCACAGGAGAGGGGCGACCAGAGGTCGCTTGGGGCCGGGGCCTCCTCTGGTTCCAGCAGGGCCGGGAAGAGCAGGCCCGCCACCGGCAGGTAGCCGGTCCGGGGGTAGCGGCCCAGCTTGCCGCCGGTGTAGGTGGTGATGCTCAGCTGCGCCGGGTCGGTCGTGTTGCCTATGACAACCTGGCCGCTGGTAGGGTGATTCCCGGCGTCGATATAAAGATGCCGGTGGTGGGAAGTCCCGCGCAACGATTGGTGGATGGCAAGCCGAGCCTCGTGGTTGTCCACTGCCCCACAGAGCAGGGTGCTCCTGGTGAGGAGCGCCGCGCTGAAGGACTCGACCTTCCAGCGGATATCCAGGCCCAGGGCGTAGTTCAGCCGCCGGGCGACGGCCTCCGCCTTCGGTAAGCCCACGTCGCCGGGGGCGAACAACTGCCGCCCCACGTTCTTCATTTCCACGAAATCAGGGTCCACAACCGTGAGGCTGGGGGCCTGCTGACCGCGCTCTCGCATGTCCCACAGGCAGCGGGCGATGCTCCGCGCCCACTGAGCGCCGGTCCCGCCTGCCCCCACCAGCAGGATGTGATGAGGGAGATAGGGAGGTTCAAATTGTACAGGGATCATCACAGCAGTCCTTTCACCCAATTCCCGAAGGTCTTCCTGGCTTCTACCAGGTCGTCAAGCGGGTATTGGGTCCGGGGCTTGCCATCCAGCCTGGCGTAGAGCTTGCGGATATCCTCAGGGTACTTCTTCGAGCGCCCCCTGACGTTATGGTTTCCAAAGCGACTGCCCAGCAGCACGTCCCAGTCCGCCTGGAGGCTTACCGGGTCCGGCTTGCGCCGGAATCTGGGCCGCTTGACGCTCCCCCAGCAGATGCCCCCGTTGTCGTAGACGTGGGGGAGTGGGGTTAAGTAAAGCTCATCCCCCATTGAGACCGGGCGCTCCAGGACGGCGTAGAGGCCGTACTCGGCCCCCCGGCTTTTGCTCACCCGGGCCAGGACCAGGCCGGGGAAGTTGACCCGGTAGGGGTCGTCAAGGCCCTCAATCCACAACCCCACCGGGCCGGGAGGCCGGTAGCTGACCACCAGCTTCTTTACCCCATCCTGGGCGGTGTAGAGGATGCTCTCGTCAAGCAGGCCCGAATCCAGTTTGACCGCTGCCCCCAGCGCTTCGGCGATGTCCGCCGGGTCCACCGGGTACTCGGTCGTGCCCTCCTCATCGGCGCGCCTCAGGATCACCGCGTGGGGGTAGAACATCAGGATCAGGGCGGGGGTCAGCGCCTCCGGGCGCAGGGCCTGCTTCAGGCCATTCAAATGGACAGGCCGGGTGATATCGGCGGGCGGTGTTAGGGTCATTGGGCATCTCCTTGTCTAATCGTTCCATGTTGTCGGCCAGGGCCGTGAGCCAGGCCGGGTTGTCGAGCAGGAAGTCTCGCCCATCACGGGCGATCTTGCAGAGGAGGAGCGCCTCCTCATTCATATAGTTCATGAAATCAACGTTCTGTTCGTTCCATTCCATCCACTCCATCCCGCTTTCCTGGATGGCAAAGGTCGTCATGTCAGCAGCGGTGTTGCCAGTCGCGCCGACCAGGTAGCGGATCAGGGTCCCGACCTGGGCGCGGGGCCAGCCCGCGCCGCCCGCTGCCCGTTCGATGTCAAAGGCGTCCTCGTCTCCTATCAGGTCGCTGGCAAGGAGCAGGCGGGCATAGAACTTGATCACCTCGCTGCCGGAAATACTAAAGTATTCGCCATCCTGGTATATCTGGAGCGCTTCGAGCACCGGCGTCCAGATGTCGGGATCGATCTCATAGTCAAAGCCGAAGCCGACGGCGGGGATGCCATAGGCCAGATACTCCAGGTCCCACAGTTCGAGGTCTGGCATAAGGTCGTTAAACCATTCGACCAGCTTCTCTTCGAGATCGCGGCGTGGAGTTTCCAGGCGAAGCTCGCGCTGAAGGGCGGCATAGATTTCGGGGATGCCGCTGGCGGCGATGGCCGCCGCGACCAGCCCTTCACCGTCACCACCGTCCAACACCGCATCGTCTAGCGGCTCCATCCCTGACAGCCAGGCTTTGGCCTGGACGATCTCCATCGGCGGGTCAGCCAGGGCAGCCAGGGAGAGCAGGCGGTGGGCGTCAAGCACGTCGGCGATGCACAGGCTGATCACAGGCCGTACTCCAGGCTGGGCCGGTCATCGGGGACCGGCTCCAGGTGGCGCGTCCGGGTCAGGAGCTTCTCACAGTCCTGACCGTAGACGATCAGTTCCACTGTGGCCTGGATGATCTGGTCGCGGTTCCCGGCATTGTCCGCCGGGAACCAGCCGCCGCCCCCGGAGCGGAACTCCCGCAGGAGTTCCACCCCCTTGAGCTTGCGCTCCGGCAGGCCGGAGAGGGCCTCCCTGAGCTTCTGAGCGGGCGTCATCGATCAGCCCTTGCGCCCGGCTTGCGGTTTGAACTCCACCACCTGGAGGCCGTTTTCCTGCTCGGTCACGGAGACCGCTGCATGGATCACTTCCGGGTAGGCCCGCTTGAGGGCGTCCTTCACCTGGTCCGTGTTCAGGGCCTCGGTGGAGGGGTTGTCGTGGATGATGGTTTCGCCGATCTTGAATACGCGCATGTTACTCCTCGTTTTCTTCTGAATAGTCTTCGTCAAACGCCTCGTTAGAGTCGTCGTCGTCTATTTCGGCCTCTTCGTCGAGGTCCTCGTCCGCCTCTACTGAAGGGGCACTCTTCGCCGCCGCTGTGGGCGGCTGGATCAGCAGCGGGTCGGCCTCATGGCGCACCACGTCGGCCAGCAGGTCGTAGATGGCGCGGGTCAGGTCCTCGGCGGTTTCCACCTTCGCCGAGGCGACGACGGCGCTGTTGAGCTTCTGCCCCACCAGGTCCACCTGGCCTGAGCCATCGGTCGAGATGGTCAGGGTGACGATGATCGGGGCTGAGATGGCAGTCAGTTCAGTCATTGTGACGGCTCCTTTACCGGGTTCATGGGAAGCACCTGCACCGCGCCGCGCTTCAACCAGGTCGCCTCGCGCACTTCCATTGTTTCGTTAAGGTAGGCGACGTGATTCGTCGGGACGGCTTTCTCAACGCCGTCTACCCGGACGATGAGTAACACGCGGCAGGTGGTCCTTTTGATGGTGATCATGCCGCGTCCTCCTCAATGAGGGAGGGGCGACCAGAGGTCGCTTGGCGCGGGTCAACCGGCTGCTTCTCCGGGCGAGAAGACCAGGCCAGGTTGGTGTAGGCGCGGCGCAGGGTATCGCGGGCCAGGGCGAGGTCCTCGGAGCGCACCTGCGAACGCAGGCTCTCCAGGGTCGCCGGGTCGCTGCTGACCGCCAGCATGTCCTTGACCGCTTTTGTGGCGGTCGTGGCCGCCGACTCCAGATAGGCAGCGATGGCGGCGTCCGGGTCATTCCCCTCTTCCTCGGCGTATTCCTTCGCCTGCTGGATTTCGATCAGGGCCATCTCAAAGTACATCCGGGCCGTCTCCAGGCGGTGTGACAGCATGTCGGTCCGACCCTGGTCGCCCACGCCCGCCGTTTGGGGGTCCTGGGGAAGGACCGGAGGTGCAGGGGCCGGAGCCGGGCGATTTATGCCGCCCGGTCCGGGGAAGATGTTCCCCAGCTGCTCCTTGACCACTGCTTCCTTCTCCGCGTCCGAAAGCGGCGGGCGGTATTCGGCGGTGGTGGTGATCACCTGGTCCACGAACTGCTTGAAGTCCGGGTCATCGCAGTCTTCGACGACGTGGCCGGGATAGGTCTCCGTGAGCCAGTCCATTGTGGGCTGGTGCAGTCTGGAGAGCTTCAAAGCATGGACGCTAAATTTAGAGAAACTTCCAGGCGTATTGGCATGTCCTCGATGCTTCAGGCCGCTGCCCAGGTCGTAGGCGTATTTCTCAAGTGCGACCAGCACGTTCTTCCCCGCGCCGACGGCGTAGAGGATGGGCTGGTCGGGATGAGCAGCCACCAGCTTGCGGTAAGCGACCAGCCACGCGGGTTCGCTCTTTACCTCTGCTTTTGGCTTCGGGGCGTCCTTCGGCGGCTCCGGCTTCGGCGGGGAGATGATGCGGCTCACGTAATCCGCCGCCTCGCCTTCCAACTCGCGGTAGATACCCACCGTAAACCGCTGCTCGGCCAGGACCCCTAAATCCTTCTCGTCGCCGACGTAGACCACGCCGTAACGATTTATTGGCGGGGAAAAAAAGTTCTTCTTCACAAAGCGATCTTCCCCTTTCAGGGCCGACCAGATGATATTTTCCTTGTAGTCCGTGAGGATCAGGAACATCCCGCCCTTTCCGGCCACCTGCATTGCCAGGACCGGGCTGCGCTTTTGCTCTTTCTCAAACTTGTTCCAGTGGTTTAACAGCCGCTGATGCCAGTTCAGGCCGGGGACCGGGTTCCAGTCCGGGCCAAGCTGGATGATCTCGCCGGGGGTGTTCTCATCCACCAGCTGCTTCACCGCGCTGTCCAGGTCGGCGGCGCTGATGATATTCCCCTCTGCGTCCTTCAGGCGGCCCTTGCTGATGAAGGTCTTCATCTGCTTCGGGAAGTCCTTCAGGGCCGCGATCATCACCAGGACGTGCTTGAGAGGTAGTTCTTCATTCTCCGCCAGGGTGATCAGGTATTCATCTCCGAAGTCGTTTAAGGCTCTGGCGGCGCGGACGTAGTGACTCACGCTGGCCTGGGTGTTCAACCCGAAGTGCTTACCTATCTCCGTCTGGGTGACCTCGAAGTCATCCAGACGCTTCTGGATAGCGCAGCCCGTTTCAAACCATCCCGGATCGCTCCGCTTGCTGTTTTCCTCAGCTGCCCATTTTGCCATGTCGAAGTTTGTGATGGAGTCAACACGCACCGGCATAACTGAGAAGCGCGGGTCGGCGTTCGCCCGAACTTTACCTAACTTCCCGGCTTCTCCCGTTTGCTCGACAGAGAAGCCCTCGATCATCAGGCGGAAAGCCCGCAGGCGGGTGTGCCCGAAAGCCAGTTGGACGAACTGTTCACCGGCTACCATCTTCATCTTGTCAAACTGGTCGGGGTTCAGACCGCGCCCTTCCTGATCGACCAGGCGGCCCTTCGGTATTTCATGCAGGCCGCGTTCCTCTTCGGGGTGGCGATCAATATTCTCTGACAGGCTCAGAGCGATCTCCCTAACTTTCTCCTCTTTATAGTTTCGCCGGGTCTGCCAGGGGTTGTCTTTGATAAATTGGATGCTGATCAATGAGGTCATACCGTCAATCCTTTTGATTACTGTGTCGCTCGTTGTTATCGCAGGCCCCGGCAAGTCGGCTTCTTCCTCAAGGCCCGTTATAAACCGGTTAATACTTTCCTCGTCTACGCAGTCAGCGGTTTGACCGGTCCGCAGGTCGCGGACCTCGAAGCCGCCTTCCGGCAGGTCGCGGATTTCAAGCATCCGCCCGTTCCTGGCCTGGTACGGCAGGGTCTTACTCCCAATCGCCTCCATCCGTGCCTTGAGGCTCGCCACGAAGCTCGCGCCGTCGTGGAACTGGAAGCCGGGCGCATCAGGGGTCTGCTGCTCGATGGAGAAGACCGCTTCCCGCGCCGCCTGCTCCTTCGCCCGCTTAACCGAGGGGAAGCGCTCATCGACGGCGGGGGGGGGCGGGGCATAGACATCCACGCCATCCGGGAAGTCCGGGTGCTGGCGCAGATAGCCCTTCTCGGCAAGACGGCGCAGCGCCTGGCGGCGGTCACGGCCCTCCTTGTCCCGCCCTGGGAAGACGGCCTTGGGGGTGATCTGCTCAAGGCCCTGTACGGCCCGGTAGACCTCTCGCTCAAGCGAGGAGAGGTCGTTCAGGTCGGGGGGCTGCATCCCGTCGCCGGGAAGTTGAAATCGCTTCTTCATGGCTGTCTCCTAAAAGGGCACGGCGTCCGCCGCCGTGACTAATTGAATGCCCATCATCCGGGCCACGTCCTCATCATCGACCAGGCCGATCCCCAGGCCCTCGACGAATTGCTTTAACTCGCCCAGGTGGAGGAAATCGCTGATCCGCCAGGAACTGGACGAGACCTTGCGGCAGGTGCCGATGTCCAGGACTACCTTCGGGTCGCTCTCGTGGTAGAGCACCACCAGGTCCACCCCAACCTTGTCCGGCTGGCGGCGGCGGTCGATCTTGAAACCGTAAATCACGTTCTGAGGGGCATTC